TGGTCTCGAACTCAATGGACCTCAAACTTTTAGTGACCTTTCTGAACCCCATATCATGAATACTAGAATACCAGTAGTGATTACCAGAAGTATTGAAGGACTCTTTCGGAAACTCGCTCTTACCCCGTAATGCTATATAACTTGTTGCATCACTATCTGTATCTGTGTGATACCAAATAGCACCGTTACCTTCATCAAAAGCAGGATCTAATGCCAGCATAGTTATGCGATTACCTGAAGCTGCCGATGTAATCGGATCTAAAATTCTATGCCAACCCATACCATCATAAGCTAATATACTTTCTGTGGCGGAATCATCAGCCTGGTCTGTTCTCGCTGTGCAATACATATATGCACCACGCGATATGAAGTTATCATACTCTCCATATTGTATGAAAGGAAATGTGTCATCAATACGCTGGGGAGTTACATCTACCATAGTAGCTCCCGTCCATCTATAAATACGGTGGCGAATAGGAAAATACAATGCTCCCTGAAATACTACCATTGACCTAAAGTTGTCGGGATGGGTTTCGGCACTAAAGTTTAGTATTTGTCGTGCATTAAATTCTCCATCCTGATTTACTACCCACAACCCATCAGCGCGGGCTACATATAAGGAGTTTGAAAAAGAAATCATATTCTTTATCTCTAATCCACCAGGCCCGACAGTAACTACTCCGCCATCCGAATCGCCATTCCCTTCTAGATCTGATAAATCATCGTCTTTACCGTAATGCAAATAACTATTCCCATCTTCAGAAAACCACCAATACCCACCATGAGCCACTGCCATCTTCATGTCATTAGGTGGATTACCATCGGTACCGGCATTTTCCCAGGATCCGGCTGCTGTTTTTCTTTGCACTCTAGCACCATCTTTCAAATTAAAAATATAGCTGTTGCCAACAATAAGATGATTGGATGCGCCTGATGCATCCTCACTCCAGGAACCACCACTGTACTTACGTACTGCTGCTCCCCAGGTGTAGAAATCACTGCCGAATGTTACGCCACCATTCTTAATTGCATTATTAGTATCGGAAGGCTCCCCTTTTGTAGAACGCATAATCAGACCGGGATTGCGTGTATCGATTTCGCCTTCAGTTTTTTGATATCCTGCCGCATCAGTATAGCGATAGAACCCAAACCCATGCCTAAAATCCTCCTGGGTTAGAGTCTGATATAGCCCTAGCTCTGAATATGAAATTGATGCGCCTGTTGCTGTGGAAGCACGAGGACTGAAGTCTACAATGTCCCTGCGCTGATAAGATGTGATATCTATTCTATAAGGCTTGGTGTTTATTATGACATCGCCTTCAATTCCAACCGTTGCCATAATTATCCACTACTCGAAAAAGGATAATCTGACGGAAGCTGATCCCCCACCGTATCTTGCTCCAACCATAGAGTACCTTTAGGCATGCGCCACTTATTCTGTAATTTATAAGCCTCTGCCCGGGACTCCCAGTATTGATGCATATAACGATGGCGATCCTGGTCCGACCTACTATCAGCCACTTTCATCCCATGTAAAACTGCTTGTGCTTTTGCTAACACAAAACCAGCCGGCATAATTGTAGTAGCTGCCTCTGTAGTAACAGACCCAGGTTTTGCAATATATTGAATTCTAAAAGCCATACCATAGGACCTAGTATATCGAGCGGTCAAGTACATCTTAGTAGGCCAATAAGCCTGGTCAAAACGTAAAGAGGGGATTCTACGCCATGTATATTGTTCGGTTGGTGTATCTTTAATAACGTATTTACTTGTATTATCTGGCGCGGTGGTGCCAGTACCTAGCCAGGCGGCAACCCTCACTTCATCGTTATTTAACGTGTCCGTAATAGTAGCGAACTGCCCTTTGCCTGTACCATCATAGATGGCCACCTGCATACCATTCCACTTATCATCGTCCCAGGACTGACCGTCATCAACGAGGCCAGACCCACTGGTGGCATTCCCACTTGCAGTACCCCTAAACTTATCACTTACTTCTTCTATCCACACCTTAGTAACATAGTAAGGCGCAGTACTTGTAGGTAAATCGTAAGCCATTGTGTCTTCTAAATGTACTACTGTCTCATCTATTACAGTATCAAAGAACTCGGGGAAACCATCATCAATAGCATCATTGATGGCATCATGCATCTGTAGTGCATTCCAGGGCGAATGAATCTCATATTCGTCTGTATTTGCAACAGCAGCACTGAACGGCTCTACCACAGCAATACTTCTAGTATCGCTGGTAAAGTCTGATATCAAACGCACCTCACCGTCATTGTCAGTCCCGGACGTATCATTGACAATATAAAGCCAGGACCCGTTCCAAAAGTCATTTGCCTGTCTTAATCTGTTGGTGTCTATAAGCTCGTTGGTACCACCATCGGTGGCAGTTGAGGATGCACCTATACGTAATGCAAAATCCATATTTAATCGGCGGGCTAGTTCTTGTCGGAGTGCAGCTCGTGTACTAGTAGGTTCTGCCATACTATACTCTAGATGCTATTGGCAAGGATTCGCTTTTGATACCATACTTCTGGTCAATAGCCTGCATACCGCGCGATATTGCTGTGTCCTGTTTAATATTATCTGCATCCAGTAATTTCTTCTTCTCGGCAAGCACAGCCCTATCAAGGTCCTGTGATTCCAGGTAATCTACCACTGGACGGGGAACTTCTACCTCAACATTCGGAGGTATGATGTATTGCATACCGTTCAAATTGACCACCTCTGGTTGCATTACTAAACCCTGCGGAGTAGTAATGGGCCTACCAGGTCTTGTGATCTTTACTTTAGGCGCATTATTCATGAAAGCTTTCTTCTTGAGGTCGTCTACATTTTTATTAGCACGTATCGATTGTGTCATCTGCTGTACCTGTTGCATTGTTTCCGCCTGTGATTGTGCTCTTACATCATTCGGTACACTTTCAGTACGGTCACGCCACATGTTCTCGTACTTCGCACGATTGTCCTCAAAGGTTTTAGCAAATGCTTCCATCTCTGCAGTACGTTCCTTGAGTCTAGACATCTCATCTGACATACGTTGCGCATTCTTATCAACCTTCGACACCTTTTCAAGTAGAGAGTCTTGTCCACGCAACAGTCTTTGTAACTGTAAAGCTATTTCTAAAGCCTCACTATCGCCCATCTCTAAGAAACTATCATCTTTGAGAGCTTTAACTGCAGAATGTTCCTGTGAAATTATTGTCATTGTGTATCCCTCCTTGCGGGGCATCAACATCTCAGATGATGCCCCGAAGGGTTATTCTATTGTTTGTTGAGTAACTTAGTTACCTACGACATGAATGGTCACTGTCATATTCGCGGGAGAACCAGCTCCAGCAACTTCGTCAATGTCGAGGTCGAATACAGCCGCCTCGGAAAAGAGTGCCGTGCCGTTACTGTTCATGTCGCTCCGCGTAATGGTGGCAGTGCTACCATTAGTGTCATCATGCGCCAACTGAAGCGTATCAGCTGCCCAGAGGTCGTTAGAACCGTTGGCAACCATCGCTTCGTTAGCAGCCGAACCAGAACCGTTCTCCTGCACACATAGTGTTACACGCTCAATGTAACCATCGAACGGCATAACACATGCAGCTTGGCTATCGCCAGCAGAAAGAGTTCCGTCCACGTGCATGATAAGAGTTGCCCATTTTCCAGAATGATTATAGCTCATGATTTATTCCCCTATGCATCCGTAAATTCATTAGCATGTTCAAGGCTGATGATCCAGTTTGCGTTAAGCATAGCTGTATCATGAGCGGCTTTCCATGCTACTGTGCCACGTTGGTTTAGTGGATCTTCTGCACCACCAGAACCTAGAGGTTTCACGATCAAATCAACTGGAGCAAGTGAGCGACCCTTGCCAGTATTTACGGCAAAGGGATCGTTTCCGGCCCCATCCACATCACGTGGATCTATGTTACCAACACCAACTACACCATATGCCTCACGTCCGATGAACAAGGCAATGTAAACATCTGCGGTACTTGAGTCGCCGGCATCTGCATACTCACGGGCATTACCAGAAATGTAGATGTCTACATTCAAGAATGTGCCCATAAAGCCTGTGCGCAATGGGTTACTGTCGTTGTCACGTGGTGAAGCGTGAAGGAACGTATTAACGAACCTGTCTGTATTCATAAGTGTTGCATAACTATGTGGGTGCAATATGCAAGCATATCGCGCACCATCGACAGGAAGTGCACTGTTTGCCATCAAAACCGCAACAGCTTTGAGGAAATCAATGTACGTAATCTTGTCGTTGGTGGAGTCTACATTACCTCGGGCAGTAGCCGCACCAGCGAAACGCGTGGTAGGCGAAGAGCCCAAGATGTCTTCACGAATAAGTGTGTCAATTGCCAATCCTGCATGTTCGCCTAAGACATTAGAGAACTCGGAGACAATCGGATCATACGATGTCATCTCAAGTTCATCTGTGTGCTGTAGGTACGAACCATAGAACGCAGGTGTTGCTGTAACAGTTGAAACAGAAGTGCTTTCGCTATCAGGAGTCACGCCTTCAGTAAGAGCATCAGGACCACCTGCAGCTACACTG